TGATAGTACATGTGGATACTTACCCGCAGACTTAACCGATGATGCAGCTACTCCCCATCTAGTTGAAGAGGCAGCATACGACTTGGCAAAGTTACGGTTTACAATTTCTAGCGCACCGTTATATTCAAACTTAATTCCATCTAGGTTTAGTTCCCCTAGGTCCCCGTGAGATGCCACCTCAATGATGATGGGAAATCTTATTACCTCTGGAAGAGCTTTTACCGCACCAGAAACTGTGGTGAAGAGATTAGGAAAAGCCAGGAGATCGGCGGTGGTGGCATCAGCAGAAACTGCCAATGCCATTCCGTTTGATGCGTCTACAGCAGATCCTGGGAATCCAGCGCGTTCCCACAAGTAGTGTGTTCTTTCATCTAAATCATAGAGGGGTAAGTTATCTTGCTCCCAATTGTAAAAGGAGCTTGTATCGTATTTTGTTACAGCAGGTACCCACCTGTTAAATAGCTTAACATCTCCACTAGTAATATAACTGTCTGTTGGTGTAAATGGCATAGCTAGAAGTTAATTGTCCATCTGAATACGAGCGAGAAATCGCTTGTCTTTGGAATCCCAGTAAAGTCCCTATAAGCTACAAGTAATGACGCATCAGTAGCCATATTTACAGGATTCTTCATAAATAATCCTACTTCACTAATAGTAGCTCCATTGGCAGCATCCTCATTTAATATTAATGTATATCGTACAGAGGTATTATCAATTCTAGTAATTTTGTGGAACGGAATCATAGCAAAAGGCCCAACAGCTGCTGCTATAGTTTGGCCAGTTATCTGGTCATTAGTACTAAAGAACAATTGGCTAGCAGCCCCTCCGTAGTTCTCGACAGCCCTTATTGGGGCTGACAATGCGTAGATTGCACTAGTTGTTCCAGCCCCAGTATGACCCGCATGAGGTCCTCCGCTACCTGCCTGGAAACGCTCAATTTGGTAATCCCGAATATCTAATGACCCTGAACCAGCAAAGAAATGGCTAAGTCCAGCACTCATGCCAGACACAATCATGTTACCGTCATCAAAGACCATCTCTTCTGGTCTATTAGGATAGACCTTAAAGACTTGTAGATGCCCTGTTATATTTAACTGTTCTTTAAAATGCATTTAAAACCTTATTCTCCATATAATAGTTAGATCTTGATAGTTGAAAGCTCCTTGGTCATTTCCAACATCAGAAATCTTACATAAATTATCCGTGAAAGATTTCTTGGAAAATAACTTATAGGTCCTAGGATTATCTACTACACCAAACTTGTAAGGTGCCATCTTACCATTTTTAAGCATAGCCACATTATCCATAGTCCATAAGCCCATATTATATATCCCCCCAAACAAATTACTGTAACCAAGATCTCCAGAACCTATGGTTGTTATATAGGCAACCTCCCCAGTAGAAGAAAAGTCCCCACAAGAAGAAACAACCATCCCAGAAGCTGGGTCTGATCCTTCTAGTCCTACCTTGGCCCCTGGGTCATATACTGCCCCCACAAATCCTCCAAGATCCATTGAACTAACGGTGTTGAAAAGAGAATAATAGGAACTAGCAACTATCGTATCACCATCACCGTTTACAATTTTATACTTACTTCCTAATGTTGAAGTATCAGGGTAACATCCATAGAATTGTCTGTAGATATGAACTGTAGCATAAGCAGCTAAAGTATGAGTATAAGAGGAAGGAACCAAATTTAAATTCTGTCCATTACTAAAATCAATAGCAGAAACATCCCCTGGACTTTCAGAAGATACTTCTAACTGGGTATCAAGTGGTGATGGGTAAGAAGGTAGATCACTTTCTGGAGTATAAGAACTTCCCCCATGCGCTGAAACGGTATTAACAGCAATAATTGTGGCGCTGGGATTAACTAGATCCCCTAAAATTTCACCATATACAGTGCCAGAAAAAATATTGTTATGAGCATTCTTTTTATAAGATGCTGCACCCTTTCCAAAGGATATTGCTTGTATTGTATAGTTGGAAGTATCAAGTAGACTAGAAGCTCCAGCAACACTAGACAGACTGGGGGATACAGTCATCATGTATGCAATCTGTTCACTAGCTCCGTCAACGAGTAGATTGTCCTCTTGAAGAATCATCTCTTGATTTTCAGTTCCAAAGTTTTTATAAACTTCTACTATACCCTGCATTAATCTATAAACTCCAAACTACTGTACTGGCTGAAAGGGGTAAGACGCAGCTTAGCTCCAGCCGGACCCCCTATCTTCGGGGTACCCGACACAAACGCCTCCCAAGTGGGGTGCTCTCTGTAATTCAATTTGCTTCCGCCATTTGTTTCAAATGATCCAGCAGTAGCAGTAGCGTTTCTACTAGCCTTACCATCTGCTAGTTTATTAAAGTAATAAAATATCTTATGAAGTGTGTGTGGTGGGATATCAATGTATTGTTGACCCAATTCAACTGAGAAGGGACTATAAGGAAGCATCCTTGGAGAACTTTGACCTATATTCAACCAAGTATCAAATTTCACTCTAGCCCTGTCAGCGAGAGTTATATCTTTGATATCAACAGAATCTAATAGAACATATTTGCTATAATTCTGTGGTGAAGGAACCATAAATATCTCCATAAAATATTGTTGGTCAGATCTGTGTACTAAACCATACCGTTCGTGATAAACAGTAGGAATAGGTAGATGATGATTAGTTGTATTAAATGGGACAATAAACTTTTTAAAATTTTCTTTAGTATGTTTTAATAAAGCTTTAGGATTATGAGCGTCTTTTAATTCTGCACAAGCAGAAAAAGAATAATCTGATATAAAGGCACAAAGATTTTCATCAGCCTCTTCTTCTGCTATATTAAAAATTATAGAGTAATTATTTATAACATCGTCTTTTCTTAATCCAGAAACACCAGTCTCTAATACCCAAGTTCCACGCTTCATGTGCATACCTTGCGCCTCTCCTTCAGTTTCTGGAACCCAGTACCAAGTTGAAGATACACCACCACCTAGGTCTTCAACCTTTGTATGGATATTAACTCCGAACGCTACATCTCCTAACTTAGGTCCCTCTTCTGCCCCACCATGAGCAGTTATTGTTGCCTCAAAATGATTTTCAGGGAGGAATCTATTAGGAGCCCCTCCTCCATACGCATCAGGGAAGTTACTTCCAGGGTAACTGGATAGATCAAATCTTAATCTAGGAAAATGATTTAATGCTTTCATTTTAATCACAGTATTATCAATAAGATAATCATCTCCAAGTTCAGAAGCATTCGCCGCAGTATTAGCTAATCTATAAACCCAAAAAGAATTAAAAGAAGCAACATACCCAGGCCCAGTGTCTTTTGGCATACAAAATTCAATACCACTAAGAATTTTAGCATTTCTATATTCAGTACTATTAGCACAAATTTGGTCAGTTAAAGGTAAATGACCTATATTTAAAGTTTCAAAAGTATCCCAAGTTGCTATTCCTGCATTATTTAAGACTGAATATGGACTAATTGAATTTGCATAAAATTGGGTAGCAGAACACTCTAGAGAGGATATTACAAAAGTTAATCCAGCGTCTTTCCCTGGAATAGGTAATTTGGCTATTGTCCCATTTCTATCAAACCACCCATTGTATACTAATGGACCATAAGCATGAGAGAAGATATCAAAACCTCCACGCTTTTCCTCAAGATTTATTGGAGCAGTCCTATTCATAACCGAAGCAAAATCTAAGTACAAATCATGCAATTCCCTTCCCAGAGCAGTATCCCACCATACCGAAAAATCCGTTGAAGTAGAACTAGCATTTGCTATACTCTGAGCTACATTCATCCAAGAGGACGATGCAGCATAAGTTGCGACAGGGAACCCTGTTTGCGAATCAGTAGACAATAACTCCCCTTGCTTCAATTTAGAGGCTTCAATTATTTCATGCATAGCCACCGTTATTGCTGGCAAAGACCCTCTGGTGTTATACATATCAACCGCAGAGGGGCCATACTTTTTATTAGATCCCAAACTACTTAGTCCACGACATGGGAAAGTATTGCTGGTGTCTACCTGAAAATAAGTATTACTTGAATCTAAGTCTTCACAAATACCCCAAACATCATGCAGATTATTAACATCAGTAGCATTTTGATATCCTGCTCCGCTGAATCGGTACCCTAATGGTAAGAAACCTATGGAACTGACTATTGAATTTTCAGTAGTAGAAGCAGCAAATGTTAGGGGCATATTAAATCCTCCCCTATCATAAATTCCTGCGTTTGTTAGAAGATATTTTAGGTTCCTTCTTCGCAAGGCACTTCGTGGGGCGGTTATTATTGCCGAAGTTGCGCTAACTCTGTTATCAAAGAAATCGTCTGCGTCTTCCCGCTTGAAGCTTCGTACTCCACCAGAAAGATCTGTTGGTGCTCCAGACATGTTTATACCAGATAACCCATACCGTCTCATTCCTGGCCCCCCACCAGAGGAAACATCCAAGAAATCAGGAAGACTAAACATAATCTCCATTGCGCTGGTGTCAAGTGTCCAGTAATCATCTAGACCCGAGGTTATTACTAGAGTGTCTGGGACAGCATGAGCGGGTAGGTACTCTTTTAATATTTTTGCGCCCTGGTAAAGGGCTTGCCCGCTACTAACAGTTAAATCATCACTGAGGAAATTAAAATCTGTAGCATTATATGCAATTATTACATGAGAAGATTTTCCATTCCACAAACTTAAGTATGGTAATTTTCTATCCCCTTGTACAGTTCCTACAGAACTTAAAATATTTGGTTGATTTGGGGAACTTATGTTTCCTGAAGTTAAAAACAACCAAGCATTCCCTAAGAACAGATCATTTGTTGATTGTAATGTATAATCTCTTACATAATCTATTAATGCTGTAGCAAACCATTGAGGTACCAAATATTTGCAAACAAGAATTTCCCAAATTGTTTCTAATATCTGAGGAGTAATCGATGCATCTTTATAGTACTTATATTCCTCAAAAGGGGGAACTCCAATAATTCTATCTCTATATTTGAATTGAAAATCAGGGGAATCTACTGGGAATCCTGCGCCACCAAGTGGAAATGCCCAAGGGAATTTCTTCACAAGTGTATACAAAATATCATCTACATTTAACCTAATATTTTTATCTAAACTAGATGCACTATAAGAATCAATTTCAAGAAGATTAACAGTACTGGTAGAATAAACTTGCATACTATTGAAGAAGGGAGACTCTGTTGCTAGTGCATAGTAAACTAGATGAGGGACATAGGATTCCCACATCTCTTGAATGTTTGAACTAACATCTACAATATCTTTAGAGAACAAAGAATTTGAAACATATTGAATTGCCTTTTTAGTCCCTACTGATTTATAAACATTTACCGCATTCAATAATTGAACTCTCCACCTAGAAGAATCAATTCCAAATAAATGCCAACCAATCAATTCTGCTATTAATGGGAGATATTCTTCTGGTACATCATTGAGATCGTAAAGTACAGAAAGTCTATCCACATCATTTTGTACATCAGAAATACTATATCCAATAGCCTTTAAAAATTGATGAAATGCCCCCGCTAATTCTTCCTGAGAAAGTTTAGTACCAAGAGATAAAAAATTAGTAATACTATCTTTTAGGAACTTATCATTTTCATCCATAAAGTTTGGAGAATAGAGTATACTAATTAGGGTTTTTAGTTTATCCAACTGCTGATTCCCACTAACATAAGTCCCAGAGGTAGTAACCCCAGAAACAAAATTAGCAGGAAAGACATTAGTTCCAGAGAATATGGCTGAGGCATGATAATTTCTCCAACAATACTCAGTTAAAGCCTCCATAGCATCTGACAAGTAAAGAGTCTTTCCTAAATATACTTTTTGCAGAGCACTTGCTACAGTAGAAGAGGGACTAAATGGAAGAGTACTGTTTCCCGAAGTGTTTAGGAAATAGAACCATGATAATTCTCTAATCAAATACTCATGAGTTGCAGAGGCACCCCCTGCACTAGCAAATACAGAAGAGGTATTGGTATCAAGGTCCCAATCGTTTAATTGAATGGAGGAAAGAAGAGTTCCACTAAGATAAGTTATAAATGCAGAACTAGTTTCAAAATCAGTTAAAGATTTTCCCAACGGTTTGAGAATTTTTTTCTCAAATTGATAAGGAGTAACTTTTGTAAATTCATTTTGTTTGACAAAATAAGGAGCAAGTCCTGATGCAGTGTTTATAGCAGAAAAGTTCGGCGTGGCTGATGGAACGAAACCAAGAGAGGACAACCCATTTAAAATGTTTAACTGATGATTCACCATTTCAGACATGGCATCAAGCTTCATCCCAGAAACTTCGTAATCTTCAATACGATAAAGCTCTGGAATAATATATTCAAGAGCCTTAACAAAGTTTCGTTTAAAAAACCGTTTTCGCACCATTAAACGAGTTCAACATTAATTGTTAAATTGTTGAGTTGAATTATTTCATTAAAATCAACTTTTATATTATCATCTAAGTTATCAACGGTGGCGTACCTAACATCTTGAACTTCAAACATAATTCTATTTAATTCCCCTATAACCAAGGGTTGCCCAAAATCAATATTATCAGTCATAAAGAAATTTAAAATTTCATTTCTAACAGCTTGTTTTATTAGTTCCTCTTTCTTTGCTAATAATTCATCAATTCTTATAGTGACAACTAAATCTAAAGTTCTAATCAATCCATCAACAATTACTATCTCATCAGTAATCATTTTTTTATCTTGCATTGCTGTTAACATAGATTTCTTAAATGCTGGGGTAGCCCTTTGTAATTGAATATCAGATGCTTTTTCTAGAACATAAACATCAATTGTATTAGCAGAGCTAAAAGCATTTCTTGTCACAGCCTTAGCCTTCCCTAATGTTCCCAGTGGCCCTGTGTATGAATTAGCAAAAACAGTATAATCAAGCAAAGTTACTAATCTGTCTTGTCTTCTAAAAGTATAGGGTGCATATTTTTTAGCATGTGCTACTGATTCTACTGCACCCCCTCCTGTACCTTGACTAAGGTTCGTTAATTCTGATACAATATCCCCGCCAACGGAACTTACAGTAGGAGCCATCGAAAGAAAATCGGCAGGAATGTTACCTCTAGAACCTCCTCCTACCCTACAAGTTACAAAATAACTAGCATCATCAGGAGGAGAGATGCCTATAGTACCATCTCCAAATACTACTGTTCCAGCAAAATCATCATCATACCTAACTTCAAATATTTTATCAGAAGGTCCAGAAGCAGAATACAAATTATCCACTCTAGTATAAGCCCCAGATGCGTTGGCATTACTAGAATTAATAAAGACATCTACACTACCCTCAATTACAGGGGTCTGGGATATAGGAATAGTCTTTACCTGACCTTCTGTAGGACCAAAGGTACCAGCCAAAGTTACTAACGCCCCTTCCAGTAAAGCAAGATTTGTATAAACAGTTCCTGGCCCAAGAACAATATTATCTGATTCAGATGAGTATAAAGTAATTCCAGCGTGGGTATTAGCTTCATTAACAAAACCATTAACTACTTTATAAAGGGTATAGTTAAGGGGGCCACCATCCTCTGGGGATGTGATTGTAGCAGTACGGTCCCCAGCAGGAATAAACAAAGAGGACGCATGAGCAGTGTCATATGTTGGTTCTGAAGCCAAAACTAATTTGGCGTTTGCTGCGGCGGATGTTGGGCCACGCATAGTGACCCCGATGAGCTGCATCAATTTACGGACATTGTGAATATTTTTTGAAGTTCTCAAAAAAGTTTCATGTGCTAGCATATCAGCCTTAAAAGACATGACAGCTCCCATATAAGCGACAACTTCCACCAACATCATACCCAAATCAGACTCAGCAAAGTTGTGATAGTCTAAAGGATAAACAGTTTTCATATACTTTATCAAGGAATTCTTTAAATCAGCAAAATCTGTGGCTGCAAAATCAATCAAAGTATCCTTATTAGCTTCAGGAACTACAACAAGTTTTTCAAAATCGGAATCTACGGTACCAGAAAAGGCCATTATGCTATTTTCACCTCAGTTTCAATAATAAGATCTTCTTCATCTTTTAATTGGAGTAGCAATTTAACAATTAAGCCATGTCCACCTGTTGGGCTATATTGTGAATCCTCAAATACTCCAAGTTTGAGAATTTTTACGCCAGGAGCATACAAAGTTATACTCTCTAACACTTCCCGTCTAATCTCATTAAAAGTTATTTCATCTAGAGGCTGGAATACATAAGGTTTTAAATTACAACCAAAATTTGGAAGCATCACTCGCTCTCCCCGCGTAGTTCCAATTATTTGGTGAACACCGTTAAGAATTTTCTTTAGTCCCGTTATCTTATGAAAGAATGGCCGTATAGGATCAGCGCCCACAGGGAAAGGAAGTCCATATTCATTCTTCGCTATAGGAAGTGGACTCTTCTGTATAGCAGGACTAACCTCTTTTCCATATTTAGTTGTTGTAACCATTAGACTTCAATATTCTTAAAAAATCCTTTTTGAGCTGTAAAGTTTTTTAGAACCTCTGTATTATTTAGTGGTTTCTTGTAAAACTTCAAACTTCCAAGGTGACCCCTTAGGCCACTCTTTCGTCCATGATAGTTACCCATAAACCCTCCGTAGTCTAAAGTACTATCCTTAGCATCCAGAAGATCAGTGTACCCTCCACCTATTATCCAGGGAACAAACGAATAGTTAGTGCTAGTATTAAATTTAGGTCCTCCGTTAAAATCAGGAACATTTCCATAATATGTGCAAAAAGCGGATCCTCCGTATTCAAAACTACTAGTACTTGTAAAAGTTGGTAAATTCAAAGATTTTAGAGAATCAGCACCTAATGAGGAAACTAAACCAGAAGTAACAACTAAAGACCCATCAGCATATATATTTACCTTATCATTAATAGGATCAATAACGGTAGTTACTAACACAAACCCCCCAGACACTGCTCCAATAGTAGAACTACCATTTGCTGCAACCGCCGACGCTGGGACAGAAACCCCGTGATATTGAATACCACTGAAACATCCACTATCTATATTTCTCGTAAAGCCTACTGACGAAAAACCCGCAGATTGCGTTGGAGCTATATAAAAGTTAATATCACTAAGTGCAGCATTAGCTTTAGGATCATTAGATGGTTCGGTATAGGAAACAATTTGTTTATCTATCGTAAACCCAAGTAGCATTCCCCTAGTAACCGCAGTACCAAATGACGGAAGTATCAGAGTTTCATCATAAGAGGAGACTGTACCCCCTGTAGTTTCAGATCCCAAAATTAAACGATGTAAAGATGAGGAATCGGTAATAGTATTACCCCCAGTCAAGTTCCACCCTGTTTGCCCAGAAGTTGTCAGAGTAGGTACATGAACCCAGGATTCAATAGTGAACCCATCAGGGGAATAAGTAAGATTACGGAAATCTTCCGTATCTGGAAGTTTTCCGAAGCTACCGACACTAGAAGGATATTGTGGGGTAGAGGCATACTCCCCAATACCTTCGAAAAAAGGTATACCTAAGCCAGAGAAAAACACAGAAGATGAATCACTTGCAACTAGTTGAGCATTAGCAGAAATATTTATGTCTGCACAATTAAGAACTTGGAACTTAGTTGATGAAGGACTTTCCACATCAGTTTGTAGGAAATTGTAAACAGCAATTAATTTGTCAGTAACAATATCATCAGTTAGATTTAATACAAATGCCTCAGATCCACTGACACTACTTGAAGAATAAACTATATCGCCCTTTCCTACTGTAGGAACCATTAAATGCCCAGGAATAAACCCATCTCTTGGATTAGGAGCTACTACAAATTTTGGTTGTATAGGTAAAACCATGCCCTGAACATCAGCCATCTCAAAAACTAGTTTTTCTTGCTTCTCTAGTGCTGGAACAACATTATAATCAGCTAAATATGAGAAATCATTTATCGGAATATTTCCTGGCACAAATTTTGTATCTACTGTATTTTTGGGATCTAATATAAGTGGGGCTTTAGCAGCGATTTCAATTTGCTTTTTTCTTCGTCGTATTTGATCACTGTATCTTGAAATAATTGAATAAAGTGATTGTCGCATATTTATTACAATTGCCGAATCAGCATCGTTACCCCCTGCTATTAGATCAGTAATATGAGAAGAGAGATCATAAACTTCCCTATTTTTTTCTCCTATTAAATGCTGAAGAAAGTGATCTTCATCGTAATACTCTTGTATATTTAAGCTGTCATCAATAATATCAGGATCAAAAAGAGTATCTATATAAGAAGTAATATCATCCAAGGATACATGAACACCCTTGCCGCCTATAGCGGGGTCTTGATCAAATTTCCATTTCTCCTCAACAGGAATTTGAGCCGACAAGCCTGATAGCTCAATAAAGGCTGGGTCTAACCCACCCGACTGTGAATCATAATATAGTCCATCAGCAGTCAGTAGGAACTGACCCTCCGTTGATTTTGGGGGACCAAAGACTAAATCAAACAAGGATTCAACTTCTTCTAGATCCTCAGGTAACTGTGTTGGAAAATCAGATCCCGCAATTTCAGGGACATCAAAAAATATGGGCTCTAAATTAGGATTAGCTTGCCGCTCTTTTATTATTGATTGGACATCAGATATCAGTCTGTCTGCATCAATTATAAAAGCTTCTGCAC